AGTAGTCCCAGTTAGGTGCTTCGGGAGAAGATACGCTTCCGTCAATCGAACCAGACAGACCTTCGATTTTTCCTTCGGTTCTGGCCGTACCAGACTCACCTTCAGGAGCTTCGTCAAGGACATACTTGGGGACACCAGCAGGGTGTTTTACCATGATTTTACCAGACACAGTACCTGCTTGAAGCAGGTGTTCTGCAGTTCCGTCGCCTTTGAACCCAATTGGGGTACCGCCGGCGTTTGGTGAGGTGTTTGAAGCAGAGTGCCAATTACCTAGCTCAGCGTTCATGAACTTAGGCTGAAGTGGAAGGGTTGGGCACAACTGGTACAAGTTGCCCTTGAATGGTTCAAGGTCGTCAAAGGAGATGTAGCCAGAGTCAAAGTCGGGCTTTAGGATGTTTCCTTTGAGGTCTGCGGCAGATGCAGCATCGCTGATATCGTAGTATGCTTGGATGGAGTGGATACCGTACTGAGCCAAAGCTGTACCATCAGTTCCGTTAAGTGCTTCAGGTGAAGCGGTGTGTCCGACGTTCACGGTATCTGCAAAGAACAGGTCAACGACCATTGGTTCAACTGCGGTCACCAGATGCATTCTGCTTCTGATGCGGACTAGATATCCGGGTTCAAGTTTAACACCTTGCGAATAAATCGGGGTGTCTCCTACATTTGCTACTCTTCCGAACGCGTTTCCGCTTCGGTTTCCTTGGTTTGCGTTTGCCATATTATCACTTCTCTATCTGTGTGCGGGCTGGGCCCTTAGCATATCCGATAGGAAGGTTGCATATAATGCCTTTCACTGAAGCGGCTTATTTCCTCTTAGCCATCCTACTAGCATATACCTCTCTCCTTTGGTTACTGGAGTTACTTTGTGTAGGATGAAGGAAGGGAATAGAATCATCTTCCCTTGGACCAGAGGAACTGAAATGTCCTTTGGGCTAGTCTTTACAATGAGTTCTCCGCCTTCGTAATTTTTTGGTGGACTCAGTGGTATCACAAACGATAGCTTTCGGTACATATGCTCACCGCCACCGATATCAAGGTGCCACCCGTAGTGTCCACCAACATTGTACTTTAGCAGTTGAAGTTTGTCCATACCCTCAAGAGAATACTGCCAAATTGTTGAATTGACTTGTCTTGCTGCATTTACTACGAGGTCGTATAACTCTGGGTTGTCACTTGAGTCAATGGCTTTAGCTAGAGTTTTCCTGATGCCTTTGTTTACTGCGGGCCTTGCCCCTATACCTGGTACATCGAGGTCTTTGCCGTATTGATGAATCAACTGACCGCAGTGCTCTGGTGATAGCACTGGCTCAGTTGTAATAGAAGTCGCAGAAAATCTCATGATTATGCTGAGATTCTTTGCGTACATAAGGGTGCTTGAATGACCCTTTGAGAAAGTGTAGGTCAACAGGGGCCGAAGCCCCCGTTGACTTACGGGAAACTGACGCTCCGAAGAGCCGTTCTTTGTAGGTGTGTTGCCACACCAGTTGCTACTGCGAGAGTAGGTTCTTTTTGATGCTCGTGCGTCTACCTAATCAGTAGATGCGACCAACAGCCAAGATGCTGACAAGAGCGCCAGCACCTGCGATACCGTCGTTGAGGTCAGCAGCAGTGCTGTTCTCAGTCAAGGCATCCAAGCCGGTGGTGACCTTGGTCGCGCCGAGAACGGCGGACTGGGTCAAAAGGGCAGTGAGGTTAAGGGTTCTCACGCCGTGGTTACCGGCTAGGGTTGTTTGGTCAGATGCAAACTGAGCAGCCATGAGTTGGCCTTGTAGCTGATGAGCCAAGAAGGTTTCATCAACTTCAATTCCGACAGGCGAAGCATCTGCAAAGATGTCGTCTGCGGTCATGGTGTCGTTAGCGTTGATTTGAGCAATACCGACGTTGAGGATAGCCTCGTAAGTCATACCACGGTTGTTGCTGTCAGTAGCGTCGTACTGAGAGCCAGCCATGGGGACTGCGGTAATGTCTTTCAAAATGTTGCCTTCGACTTGGTCAGTCAAAACAGTTGCGTAGCCTTCAGTCAATGCACCGTCTGCGACGAATGCAGTGAAGTCAGGTCTAAGAGCTGCTGGGTACTTTCGGCTTGCGATACTGTGAGCCACTTCAGCCATAGCTTTGGTGGTGGTCTCGTCAGTTTCAATGACGAGCACGTTTGTGCGAACCAATTGCATTTGAGCACCGAATGCGACGTCTAGTCCTCCAAGAGATACCATACTTTGTCACCTCCAATGTTACTGTATTCCCCGGAGGGAATCAGCTCAACTCTCCAATGTTCTGGGTGAGCTGAATTAGCTCGTGGTGCTGTCCGACAACGCTTCCGATGACACGCCACTTCTCAGCGCCGGAGATGGTGCTGTTTCCGAAGGATGCAGCTCCACCGACAACTCTGTGAGAGCAGTTGATGTTCTTTTCGGGTTCGATGACGATTGGGCTTTCGTACCAGACGAAAGGCTCTTCAAGAACTTCGAAGATTTGTTGGTCGATGACAGGTGTTTCGATACCAGAGATAGCCCATTGGTGCTCGGTAATCAAAAGTGGTGTCACAGGGTATTGAATACCCATGATGAGGTAGAAGAACTCTTCAAGAGACTTGAAAGAGAGTGTCTTGCTAGCCCATCCGAAGGAGTCAACGCTAACTGAGTTAGGGTTGCCTGTGCTTCCGGACGAAGGAATCAACCATTGGCCGAAGGTTCCTAGAATACTGAATTGGTCAGCACGTAGGATACCCTTGCCGTAGTCGCCCTTAGGCCACACGCCTTGGCTGCCTTTGCCCCAGTGGGGAAAGTTGCTGGCGATTTTCGTTTCAATAAGGGACAGATAAGATTTAATCTGTCCAGTCGGTCTGTCGTAATAGGGTCTTAGCTCCATATTTTTGTTCTCCTGCCCATTTGGGCAATTAGCCCCATAGAGGTTTCATATATGAAGGCGTTGGTTTAGTTGAATCTTGCTTGAATCTCCGTAGACATCTTTTTACATGTGAGGGGTATCAGCCAAGTATGACGGACGAGTCTTCTAAGCAGATAACCATCCGCTTTACTTTGAGTGACTGGGTGCAGATACTTAGGGAAGCTCAAGATGATGGTATCAAACCCGTTCAGTATATTCGTAGCACTGTGCTTAAGAGACTGAGTGGTACTCTTGTAGATGTTAAGTCTATAGACGCTTACATTAGGCAGAGAGAAAAGGATAACCTTCTCAACAACCGTCGCCAGCTTTGAGGTGGTAACTTGTCAACCATCTTAGTGTGGCTTTACGAATCGGCTGCACTTCTTTGCTTACTAGAAGTACTTTGGTGGCTAGGTATTGCGACGTTTTACAAGCTAGCCAAGGACTTAGATAAAAGGTGAGCCGCCGGCGAAACTGGAGAAATACAATCCAACCCGAGAACCGACGACTCGAGGCTCTCGAGCAAATCTACGTCGTGTACTTCGTATAAGAAAGTAGGGGTGGAGACGAGGTGAGAATGAACAAGGTCCGGGACACCTCGCCTCCGAACCACACCCCCAACAGGAGAAGAAGTGCAGTGGATTGAATTCCCGGACAAAGTGTCCTAGGGGTATTCACTATAAAAAAAGTTTGAAGGTCCTGACACCTACCGGGGCCCGAAGGCCCCGGCAGAGCCGGGTGCATAGGTATGTCACCATACCAGTTCTACTTAGTTAGTTCTCGACTTCCTAAGTAGGTTCTTTACAAGGTCGCTGAGTTATTATCTTCAGAAGATGTTAACTCGAGGAGCTGAGCCCATACCGAAGAGTTGTTCACTCTGTGGTTCAGCAAGCATCTCCATCTCACCCATGCCTTCGTGTGCGTTACCTAGGTAGCCAAGGTAGCCGCCTCTGTATCCAGCGATGCTTCCTCTGTAGCCGTTGATTGGGCTCACAGACTGGAAGTAGGTGGTGAGGGCAGGCACTCTGCTGACAAGGACACCAGCGGTGAGGACACCGATAGCGGTCATGTTAGCAGCGATGGCTGTCTTCTCGTTAACGCCAGCAAAGTTAACTGCAGCGTAAGCGAGAGCCGAGGTGGTAAGGACACCGAGACCGAGTTGACCAATCTCCGTGGAGATGTAGTTGCCAACCAATGGGACTCTTGCGAGTTGGCTGGTGAGGTTCACACGGTCAGCGACCATCACAGCGAGCGAGGGCAGAGCGAGACCAGCAAGGACAACACCAAGAGCGGACATGTCCATGTGCTTCTTAACGAAGCCAGTGAATCCACCGAGTTTTGGCATTTTCATTCTGCGGGCAGTTCTGCGTCGAGCAGTCGAGCGTCGAGCGGTTCTGCGTCGGGCAGTTCCTCTGCGTCGAGAAGTTCTTCTGCGTCGGGCAGGGCTTCTGCGCTTGGTCGTCTTTCTGCGTCGGGTAGTCTTTCTGCGCTTTGCAGGAGACTTTCT